AATATTTCCACAGAGGGAAAGGTTCTTTACGGGCTCTTCGATTTCTCGGCGCTCTTATCCTTGCCGACTCGCTTCATGGAGTCCACGGTGGTCTTGGCAAGTTCGAGGGCGGCTTTCAGATGTCGGCAATGTATAGCGTCGATTTGCAATTCGGGGAGGAGGGGATTGTGCCCGCTCATCAGTTCACGCATGAAAATATATTCGTCGGCCATTGGAATATTGCCTTGGCCCAGAGACATGAGCTGCACGCGCCAGCCGGTTTTTGCTCCCGTTCCGTCCTTCTCGATTGCCTCTTTCATTTGTAGGGCCATTGACTGTTTACTGCGGCCGTAGTTGTTTCCGCTGCGGTCGTAGTAGAACTTTATCACCTTCTGTTTGTGCGGGCGGAAATAGTCGAGGAATTTGTCGGCGATCTCCCTTACCCATTCGGGCGGGAGGCTGTAAAATTCTTTGAGGCATCGGAATATGCGGCCGTCGTCCTGGCAGACGATCATCGAGAGCATATTGCCGAAGTCCATCGCCATATCTATCGAACGGTTCGGGTCGAGGTGTCGGAGGAGCCGGCAGTCCTCGGCATCGTGGAACCCGAGAGCATTTTCCACGGCGGTATTGTTGCCGTCGTAGTAAAAGTGCCGTTCCCCGAGGTTGCAATAGAACTGCTGACCCCGGTCGATGCGGGGCGGCATCGACAATATCGCAGCCTCCACGTCTGCGAGTTGGGAAGCCAAAGCATCGGCGAACCATTCGGGGGAGAGGATGTCGATGTTCACGTAGGAGGAAACAAGCATGAACATATTCTGGGCCTTCTCGTGCCTGCGAAGGTTCTGCCAGCGTTGCCGCCAGCGGTTCGCGGTTTTGTATTTATTCAGATATTCCTGGCGATCCGTGTCGGATTGTGTGCGGTGAAACTTTTCCTTTGCCGCGATATATTCTTGCAGGGCGTCGTTGGCGATGAGTGCCGTTTTCAATACGAGGAGGAGGAAGGGTGCGTCCATGTTCTTCGCACCTTTGAATATCCAGTCGTATTCGCCCTTATTGCCGGTGTTCGGCATATCCGTCGTGAAGGTTTCCCCCAGGTATAGCGGGGAGTGGCCGAACTGAATACGGTAGCCGCGGCGGGCTTTAAGCAGGTTGCCGATTTTCGTTTCGGGGAAATATTTCACCTCGTCGCCCAGGATATGCACGTAGGAGCGACCGGCCAGGGATGCCGGGCGGTCGAGTGATCCGAACGTGATGTTCAGACCCGTAAAGAATATGATTGTTCGCTTGTGAGAAATAATTTTGTTGTAGGGTTTCCAGAAATGAGGCTTCAGCCATTGAGGCAGGTCGGCGCACTCTTTTTCGGTGAATGTCGGGGGTTGCTTTTCTACGACATAGTGGATGTCCTCGCGGAACCCTTTCCGTTCCAGGGCTTCGAATACCATTGGGAGTACGTTGGTGGTAAGGTTTGCGAAGGTGTCGGCCACCCATGCCACGGGGGCCCCTGGCATGTCGTATACCATTTCGATCAACCGCTCTACTTGTATTTCGGTTGTTTTAGCCGAACCGCGGCCGGCCACGATACGGAGTTTGCGCGGCATTATCATTGCGCAAAACTGCGAAAACCAGTTCATAAACTGGAGGTCGGCATACGGTTTTTTCTCCGGTTTAATTTTCGCACGCTTTCCCATTCTCGAACATTTCGATAATATCCACGTCCTCGATCAGAGCCTCTTGACGGAGGCGCCGTTTTTCGACTTCGGGGATGTGTAGTTGTTGAATTTGCTCGTTCACCTCCTGGCGGTTCACGGGCGGAAGCCCCAGCACTTCGGGAGTGAGTGAGAACATACGGATTTGTCGGAGGTACATGGCGGCGGGAAGTTTCTGGATTTCCGGTTCGTCGAGTTTTCGGATTTTCGCGGCCTTGGCTATTATCTCGCTGACTGCCTCGTAGTCCTTGGGGGTCTGCGCGGCTGCGAGAGCTGCGTGGGCGATGTTGTCGAGCATTTCGGCATACTTATTCCGCAGGGCCTCCTTGGTCGTGTTCCGGTTGGAGTAGAACAGTTGGTCGGCTTGGTCGTAGTAATCCACGGCCCGGTCGTAGGAGTAGCCGAACTGCTGTGTCAGCAGTTTTATAGTTGCCCGCTTCCCGAACTGCCGGTCCAGGGAGTTAATGATCGAAAGCAGGTCGATGAATAATTTCTCGTTGTTGGAGAGTTCGGCTGTTCGGCCGGCCGCGATATATTCGGATACCTTCTCGAATGACTTTTGATCGTCGAAGCCGCCGAAGATGTCGAGTTTCGAGGTTTGAAACGATTTTTCGCGGCGTATTTTTTCCAGGTGAAGGATAGATGGAAGGTCACCGAGTTTGGCATTCTCGAAGACTTTCTTACTTATATCGGCTTGTGCTTGCAGTCGGCCCCGAGTGATTATCAGGGAAACGGTGCTGTCCGGGTCTTTATACTCGGCCGTGAATTGGTCGATGTCGAAGCCCATAGAAATAGCGATGTCGCGGGGACTCCATTCCAAGGCGCCGTAGCCTTGCAGTTCTTGCACCAAGTCAGGTGTCAGACTGTCTCCGATGATGTTCCGTCGATAATTTAACTCGGGAACGGCTGTATCTAATATTTTACCGGACATTGTAGGCTTCAATTAGGTTGTCCACCTCCCGCAAAAGGTCCTCCTTTTGCAGGCGGCGTTGCTCCCGTTGGGTGAGCAGATGGGGTTTTGTGCCCTTTCTTATTTCGTCGTTAATCCGCCAAATTGCCAGTCGCAGGCGGCGTTGTTCGGCCAGTAGGGCTACGATGTTCAGCCCGCGTAATTTCCGTAATTGCCGGAGGTGGTCGAAAATCCGGTGTTTCCCCAGAACTGCATGGTGTTCGCGGTAGTAGTCGAGTTCGGCGAAGATGTCGCGGTTCTCTTGGAAATTCTCGATAGCGCTCCGGGCGGTCTGGTAGCACTCGTCGAGGGTTGTGCAGTCGAATAAGTGGTCATGGGCCTGGATGTAACGCTCGTGGGCCGTGATTTTATCGGCCGCCAGAATTTTCAACTCCGGGGGACAATCCGGATCGCGGAGATACGGGAAGTCGTCGCGGAAGCGGCGGCGGGGTGTAGTGTTTTGTTCTTGCTCTTTCTCGATGCCTGCCAGGGCGCACAACTTTTCGATCAGCAGAGGTCGATATTTCGCCGGGTTCATTTTCACGAGCACCGGGAGTCGGGTGTTGCTGCTGAATTGTGAAAAGAGCAGGAGGCCCGATTGAACCTCGGCTCCTGCTCTCAACCATGCGCGAACGGCAGCAGTCGAGTTATTTTCCGCCATAGAGCAACGCGAGTCGTTCTTTGATCGGTGTAAACCCTTCCGCCGTCGTGCAGATAAATTTCTTCCGGAGGAGTGCTTCGGCGACTTTCGCCATGCAGGGGGTCTGCATATCCGCGAACGCTACGGTGCTGCCGAACGACATGCCGACCGCCTCGGGCAGTTCTCCGGCGTGGGCGATGCCATTGTATTTCTCGAAAAACTCCTCCGCGGTGAAGGTGTCGTCGTTGTCGAGAAGTTCCAGGGTTTTGAGTACGGCGGTCGCTTCGAGGAGTACCGGGAGCCGGGTGTCGCTGGTTTCCACCCATGACACGGGGGATGTCAGCTTGCGGCGGATGCGGTAAGCCATAAGGTCGGCGAGGTTCACGCGATGCGTGGGGAAGCAGTTGGCCGGCACGAGGACGAAGGTGTCCGGGATTTCCTCCTCGGCCAGCAGTCCGGTGATGAGTTCCGCGAAGGGCGCGGAACCTACCTCGCGGGGGAGGATAACGGCCGGGGCGGCTTTCTGTTTCCAAGCTTTCGTAAGAAGGGGAAGGGCTTCGGGCGTTCCGCAAACGACGATCACCACGTCTTTACACATAGTAAGGACGGGAACGATTTCTGTTTTGGCGGAGGCTACCTCTGCGGCGGCCTGTGCTTCGGCGGCGTCTTCGGTTTCGGGAATCTCGGCGGTCGGGGTTTCTTTCTCTGCGTCAGCGGTGGGGACATTGCCACCGATGGAGGCCCCGGCAGCGGGCGTGTTGCCTGCTGCCTTGGGGGTCTCGTTCTGTGTGGTTTTGGTTTTGTTCATTTCCGTAGCTTTATAAAGATTCGGAAGCCGGTTCGGGAACCGTATCGATTACGGGCGGCAGTTCACCGGTGTAGCGAAGGATTCGGAACTCGTCGCGGACCTCCTGCTGGAGGGTGATAGTCTTTTTCGTCCCGTCCTTGGATTCGGTCGATTCGACCTTCATCGAAAGCGGGTTGCAGGGGTCTCCGATAAGCCGGGCGGAGTTGTCGTTACAATCCCGCACGAAGGCGCCGAGGTTTTTGTTCTACTAAAATTTGACAATATCCTCGCTCTGCACGGAATTGCCGGGGTGTTCGCCTTTGACGCCTTTTTTGTAGCCACGGGCATCGGCATCCCCTTCTGCTTCCTGGATGATCTCGATGCTTCCGGGGGTCAGATAGAGACCGAACATTTTCTTTCCCTCTTTCAACTTGAAGCCTTCAGAGGCGGTGGTAACTCCGACCGTTCGGGTCGGATAGGTTTCTACGTCCTCCATGTCGAAAAGGAGGACGTTCGGATTCTTGGGGGTAGGATTGCCAGCACCACCGGCCGGACGTCCTATTGATTTTGCTGCGTAAGCCATGATTGAGTTGGTTTAGAGGGTTTCGGGATTTGCTATGGCGGCATCGGTTTTGTCGGCTTCGGTTACGATCCACTTGCCGGGTGTTCCTTCGCGAGTAGACGTGAGGACGGTGCTGGGGTCGTAGCCGTCCGGCACGATGGCGAACACGGCCTCGCCGAGCAGGAAACCGACGCCGTACCAGAACTCGATGTAGATGCGGACCTCTCGATCGTGCTTCTGGATGTCGGTGATGAACTGCGGCGGGTTCTTGTGGCGCAGGCCGACGAAGTTCTGCGGGGGCGTGGAGAACACGATGGGCGAGCCGTGGAGGCAGTCGAGTGTCTGGAGGTAGCAGTTCGAGAAGTCAACGCGGTCCTCGCCGAAATTGACCTTCTCGGTTCCAGATTTCTCGCCCCATTTCGCCTTGTAGGCCCGCTTGTATTTGAGGTACACGTCGGCCGACATGAATACGGGCATCTGCTTCGACTTGTAGAGCGGGGCAATGGATGCCACGAAGTCGTCGATCTCGGCCAGAACCTCGGCGTCGGTGGCTTCGAGCAGGTTCTTCTCGGTCTTGAAGAAGTTGATGTGTTTGTCGAGGGTTTTCTTGGCTTCTACGAGCTGCGTTTCGATGCCGTTCATCGTCTCCTCCGTTTTGTCGGAGCTTTCAACGAATTTGGCTTTGCCCGTTATGAACTCCATGTCCTCGCCGATCTTCGGGAGCAGCACTTTGTCGATGATGTAGCGGGTGATCGGCATCTGGTCGGGAGTCAGCGACTCGTCGTAAAGGTGAAACAACCAGCTTTCGCCGACCTCGGCCGGGTTGATGGCGAAATCTACCTTGTGACGGTAGTTTTTGATCTTGAGCGGGATGAAATTTGCGCCACCACGCGGTGTCCATTCTTTCTTGAACTGCTGGATGACGTGATCCGTGGCCTCGGATTCGACGGCCTTGTACTCGGTTACGGCCCGCTTCCAGTTCAGATGCTTGGAAGTTGTGAAACCTTGGTAGAGTTCCTGCAACACGTCGAGGTTGTTGCCCTGCGACAAGTACGGGCCGAGTTCCGCCTTAACGTCGTCCACCTCGATCGTCGGGGTGGTGGCCATGACTCCGGACTGCAAGAACGTAGCGGCGGCCTGGTTGTGGACCAGGGCCATGTTAGCCTTGAACGTGCCGGCGTTCTTGACGAACCGTTGGGCAGCGTTGGCGGCCTGCTCGATAGCCGGTGCGGTCTCGGCGGCTTCGGCCAACATTGCCAGGTCGTTCTGGAGTTGTTCGATCCGGGCGGTGAAATGCGTTTCGACTTCTTGGCGAGCATGATCGAGAGCGGCTTCGAACAGTTCGGTAGTGTTATCATCGGTCGAGGAGAAGGTTTTCCCCTTCAGTTTCTCGACGAACTTCGCCCCGAAGCGTTGCGTCAACTGCTCTTCCTCCTCCGCGGAAAGTACGACTTTCCCCTGGTCGTCGGTTGACAACTCCTTTTTCATAAAGTTGGCAACCAGTTTACCCATTTGGGTATTGGAGAGAAATTTTTTAAAATCCATATCCTTGAAAAATTAGTGGTTGTACTGTGCGCGGATTGCGGCGTTTTCGATGCACTCCGTGAGTGTCATTACGCCGTTGATGAGACCGAAGGCTTGCGCCTCGGCCGGGTGGAACATGGCGCCGGTGAATACGCCGGCGGCGTCCTCCTTGATGTCGGGTCGGCCGGCTTTCACGTCTTGGTGAAATCGTGCGACGTTGTAGGAAAGATTTTTTTTCAGCAGAGTGTTATCTCCTTCGAGGGCCATGCGGTAGTCGAGGTTTTTATCGGTGCTCTCGTCGGCGTAGACCGTGATAACCGTGTAGCCCTCCTTCTCCATTTTTCCTGTGTCGTCTACGATCTGGTAAAGACCGCCTATCGACCCGACGGCCGAAAGAGAGTTGTCGCAGAAAATCGCGTCGCATTGCGAAGCGGCCCAATATGCCAGGGAGGCGCAGCAATCGACATGCGCGATAATCGGTTTGCCGAGGGCCTGCACATGGTGGATCGCTTCTTTGAGCACGGAAATAGCATTACCCGCGCCGCCTCCGGAGTCGATGTCGAGAACGATTGCCCCAACCTCCGAGTGGTTAGCAGCGGTCAAAATCGCCCTGGCATAAGTGATAGCGCCGGTGGTAAAACACGAGTCGTATTTGGTGATAGTTCCGATGATCGGAATAACGGCGACCTGCTTGGCTTTGGCTTCGCTGCCTATTGTGGCGGAGAATTGTGCCTCGGAGGTGGAGAACTCGAACACCGGGCGGATGGCAGCTTCGGGGATTTTCTCACCGCGTAAAAACGATAACGCCACCGGAAGCAACGATTCGTAGTCATGTACGAACCATTGCCCCCGGCGCACGTCAGATAGGAGATGGAGGGTGTTTTCAGTTGTCGGGATGCGAAACATTTGCGATCTTTTTCGCAAACTTACTCGCAGTCGGGCGCGATAGAAAGGACCTTTTTAGTAGCTTTTGGGTGGGATTTTGTTTTGTATTCGACGGTAAATTCGAGAAGATCGCCCTCCTTTATCAAAGGCCGGGCCGGCATATCCTCCGTGCCGATGATATAAAACGAGTCGCGGAGGCGCACCTTTATAATGCACGGATCATGCAGAAGGGGTACGTCGTTCAGGAGTTTCGCCGATACCTTCGTGTTCCAATAGAGACCGTTGTCGTCCTCTTTGGATGTAATGTCGATTGTCCGCGGGCTTGTTTTGGAAAGCGGTAGTTCCTGGAAAAATCCGGACGTGTCGTTCCATGCTTTGACTCCGATCCGGGCGATAAATTTCTGTGGCATTTTTTTGACAGTTAAATTGACAAAATCGCGATGCAAATTAAAATATTTTAATAAGGAATGCGGCGACTACTTTTTCGGCGGAGTTGGCGGTTCTATCTGGCTGAAATGGTAGCGGGCTTTGCGAAGGATAATATCAGCCTTTCGGCGGATGGCGGATAGCGATGTACGATAGGTCCGTTTATTCAGCGTGTCGGTGTAATCGGCGGATACGAGGCGCCGCGATACAACGAACGCTTCGATGATGTCTCGCTTCGGCATTCCGGCCTGGATGCCTTGCAGGTAGTAGGTGTCCAGGTCGATGTTGAACAGCGCGTCCAAAATCATGTTGAGCCGTTTGGTGTCTACGTTGGTGAAGTAGATATACCGGGTCATTGCGGCGTAGGTTGTCTGGTGGCGTGGGAGTACGAGCGTAGCGGTCAGCAGGTCGTCCGGGTGGTCGTCGGGTTTGTCGCTGACTTTGTAGAGTCCTACGGCCATGCGGCCGAAGTCGTTGGCGAGGGTAATGCGGATCGGCTCTCCTGGGCGGGCGTCGAAAAGGTAGCGCAGGTAGTCGTAGGAGAGTTGGTCGTCGGGTCTGAATTTTATTTGCATAGTCGTAAAGGATTTGCGGTTCGTGTTCTCACGTACATAGGGTCGAGACGCACGAGGGAATCCTTGTAAATTTCGAGGATTAGCCAGCCGTCGGGATCATTGAAAAAACCGTGATCGGAGAGGCATTGGCAAATATCTATGAACCGGCCGACCTCCTTGGCGATGGCGTCGATACGGGTCCAGCGATAGGGAGCAACGCGCAATAACCTCGGCACGAGTCGTGTCGTGTAGATTTCGAGTTCTTCCGGGGTTATTTCTTCAATTTCTATCATAGTGATATGGGTTTTCTACCTACACAACCTACACGACCTACAATGCTATGAATCAATGTTTTGTGATAATGTGTTTTGTAGGTTTGTAGGTTGTAGTATCAAAATGTAGGTTTGTGTGTAGGTCGTTGTAGGTCGGTTGTAGGTTTGTTGTTTTGCTTCATCTTGTTGATTTTTAGCGGTGTAGGTTGTTGTAGGTCGATTTTCTGTAAAAAGCTATATTCGCGCGTTATATATCTACCTATTTTCGCGTTTTGCGCTTCGCCTGGCGTCCTCGGCGGCGCTGTAACCTGGTCGGCCGATGCCTGGCCCGGGACCTACGCGGCTTCGGCCGGGGGCGGGGCCGGAGTGGTGGATAATAACACGGTAGCCCTTGGAGTGCCAGTACGGCGTCTGTAAATTCTTGCATGGTGGGAGCTATTGATCTTGCGGTGGCGGCCAATGCTGAAAGGTGGGCCATTACGTCTGTGATGTCTATAACGGGAAACGTAATGGCAGGGAATCCGATAGTCGGGACATGTCGTAAATCCCCCAGCGACGAAATAACGCTCCGGGGGAATAGTTTGTCGCACCGGCTTCCTCCAGATTCTATAATGCGGCCTCTTTTGAGCCTCTTTCGGAGGAATGAGAGAAAATCATTTTCTTTCATGGGTGTTGTTGGTTTGTAGGGTTTCCGCTATCTGTGCGGTCATGTCGCGCCGTTCGCCGGGGATGCAGTCGAGCATCCGCGGAATTTTGTAGAGCGGGTCTGCGTGTTCAAAATAATAGGTCCGTTCGAGTTGGTGGTTGTAGCGTTCGATCAGCCGACATGCAGCGTCGAGGAGAGAGACAGCCCCTTCGACACCGTGCAGTCCGTACCTGCTTTTTATGCGGAAATATAGGTCATCTACTCGGTCGAGGAAGCCCCGGGCCGTTTCGGGATTGAACCTGGCAAATATCCGGTAGGCCGGTTCGGCCACGGTAAAAATAATTTCCTCGATCTGCCGATGGCGGCGCTTGATCTCGTGGCGATACTGACCGGACGCTTCCAGGGCTTCTCGGAGATCTCCCATGATATAAGGTAGCATTTGGATCAATACGAGCATATCGACTGCCGTGTCTGCCATGTGTCGTTCGACTTCAGTCGGCCGCTTCGGCAGTCGGTGCGGGGTCATGGCTTGGATGGCCATGCGGCGGCGGAGCTGCGCCGCTTTGATTTGCCGGGACGTCATATAATTAGGCGTGAAGGATAGGCGGCTATTTCGGGACTCGGGGAGGCCGTTTCCTGTAATTCCCGTTCAAACTCTTCGATGCGTGCTTCGTCCCGTCTCACGGCTATCCGGGGTATGAAGCAATGGACTCGGATTCCGGAGTCGGTTTTTCCCTCCCAGATACGGGCCGGAACTCCGTTCAGGGTAACGATTTTGTCGGTGTTTTCGATTGTGATTTTCATGGTTGTATTTTATTTATGCTGCTGTGCGGCTGGTTTCTGTTCTTTCGAGTGCTGCGGCCACGGCTTCGCTCCATGCGGTTGCTACCTGGGTTACTACCGCGTTCCCGAGGTATTTCTTTTGCTCTTCCGAGGTCCCGACCAGCACGTAGTCGTCGCCGAAGCCCTGGATGCGCTTCATTTCGGGAATCCGGAGCATTCGCATTGTTACGTCCACGATTCTGTAAAGAATGCAGAACTCTTTGACCCGTACCATTGCCGGGCTGTCGTCGGGGCAGATATGCCAGGCCGGGACACCCTGCTCAACCGATACCAGGTACGGCGGGCGTTTGTCCATCCGGGCGATCAGCGTAAAACACGGGGCATCCACGGAACCGCCGGCGGACCGGTATTGTGGATTCATTAGATAGTGAGCGTTTACGAGGCGTTGTTTGGGCGTTGTCGTCAACGTTTCGCTCGGTTCGTCCACGCTGGGGAGTTGCCCGCCCCCGGAATAATAGTTTGCGATAAACGGCTGTACCAACTGGAAGCGGTCTTTTGTCGTCAGTGTGGGCGCTGGCCGGTTGACATTGGAATTATAGCCGTTACCGTAGTAGGCGGACACAAAGGCGTGATGATCGACCGTCGTAATGGTTCCGGCCGGGCCGGTAACGGGAATATTCTTGCTTTGAGGCTGGCCGCCGAATTGTTTTGAAAGGAAGTCTACCCGGGCCACGCCGAGCCGGTTCTGTGTCGCTACCGTCGGACATGGTGCATTGAGGTCTGGGGCGATGTATTTACCCGTGTTCTGGTTCCGGGAGTTCCACTTTACGAGGAAGGCGTCCTCGCCGCCTGCTACGAACTTCACCAGCCCGGCATAGATGCGGTCGAGAGTCGCGTCTACAAGCGGTTTGCGCCTGGCGAAAATAGACTCACCGCGGTCCTCGAAATTTAGCACTTCGCGCACGGCCCGCCACGGCTTCAAACTTTCGGAGAAAAGGTCAGCGGTCGGGTTTTTCGCGTGTGTTTGCTGGGGCCACGCCATAGGCAACTTGGGCCGTGCGAATTGTCCGAAGTATCGCACCCTGGAAGTGTAGGCCCCAAAGTCGGCCGCGTTGAGCACGCGGTGCTCGAATTTGTAACCGTATTCGCGGACTTGCTGCACCCAGCGGCGGTAGTGGATTCCTTTCTTGTCGGGATCGGGAATCCACACCGGAGTAATGGATGTGGCGCGGTGTCGTTTATCGCGCTTGATTTCGAGCGGGCAATATTCGGACCCGGTCTCCGGGTCGCGGGCAATCTTTACAACGAGCGGTCCCCACTCCATAAATTCGACGACGTTTTCGATGTGTATGTAGTCGGGTTGCAACTCCTCGATGTAGCGAAACAAGTGTTCCGCCAGGGTCCGGCTATCGGCGTCGCGGCTTGTGCCGCCCTTCGCCCGTGAGTGGTTTGTGCATTCGAGCGACGCCCAAAGTACGACCTTTGCTTTTGGGTAGCGCCGGCGTTCCTTTTCGACGTGGCCTTTCAGCGGAGCGAGGTTCAGGGTGCGGATGTCCTCGGTGAAGTGTTGCGCATTCGGATGGTTTGCCGCATGCGATGCAATGGCGTTCGCGTCGTGGTTCACACAGGCGATCTCCTTTGCGCACTTCCGGCCGCCGAGTCGGGCGCGTTCGACGCCCGTGGAGGTTCCGCCGGCGCCGCAGAATAGGTCTACATATAAAATTCGAATTGCCATGTTTAGAAAAGTTCCGGTTGTTCGTCTGGTAGCTGCACACCCATCCGCCGGAGGGCGTAGCGTAGCGTGTAGCCGTTGCTGGTGTAATTCATAGCCATTTGGTAGAGTTTCGGATGCAGGGAATAGAGTACGCGAAAGCGACTCCCCCCCCCGAGGTGGGCGCCGAACCCGCAGAATACGCAGCCAGTACGGTCAATGCCTGGCACGTCGTAGATCGAGCAATAGGGCACGTCAAATCGGTGGATGTAGTCCCAGCAATCCGTGTTTGTCCAGATCGACAACGGGGCGCTGTGTGTCTTGGTCGGATCATCCGAAAAGATATTGCAACCGCCTCGATTAATGTATGTCATCTCGCGGCGTTTACTTTCGCCGGCCATTGTACCCACCATCGGTAGGCTTTGTGTCGAACGATTGTATTTTGCAAACGGGCGCTTTTTGAGCAGTTCGTAACACTTTTCCGAAGTCATGTATGGTTCCGTTATCAGATACCGCCAGCGGCGGGCAAGAATCCCGCATGTTCGAATTCCATCACCATAAAGGCGATAGTTGCGCAATTTCTCGCTTTTACTGGTCTGAATATCACGCACGGCATGTGCCTGTTCTTTACTTACAAGCGGAAAACCATATCGGGCCATGACCTCCCGCGGGGTCATGGTCGGCCGAATAATCGTTACGTTCTTGGTATGCCGCACGAACCGCACGATTTCCGGGTACTCGTTACCGGTCGAGCAGAACACGCCCGGCATATTCGGATCAACGTAGCGCCGCGCCAAGTCGAGTAATACAGTTGAATTCAGCCCGCCCGTGAATTGCGGGCGGTGCGGCTGCTGGGCGAGCATGACGAAAACCTCGTCTATATGCTCCGGCGAGCAGGCGAGCAGGTTGTCGTCGGTGACGATCCAGCCGTCCGTGACGGGCAGCTCGCGGAGCTTCCCACCCTCCCGCTTGGGCACGGTGCAGAACCAACAGCGGTTCGGACAGCCGCGCGACGTGATGACGTAACCCTTCTTCATGTACATACCTGGTACGAATTCCCCGCCGGGTTCGTTATAGGCTGGGCCGCCGACTTTGACCGGAGCGACTGCACCCCATTGTTTCGCGGCCCACTCGGCCCAAGGAATGTCCCATGTAAACGTAACTGAAATGTGCACCTCGTCGGCCTCGTCGAACAAAGAAGGTGTTGTGTGTATGCGGACGAGGTCGTCGTTGGGTGTCGCGCTTGTTTTGGTTGGGAATACCCGGATAATAGTTTTATTTGAGTCCATAATGCCGACGTTCGAACCTTGTTAATTCAGTTGTAAATTCGAAGCTATACACCCACACAAAGGGGTTCTTTTCCCAAATTCCGCGACCTTCGAGCCTTTCCATTAGAGTCTGGAAACTGGCGATTGCGTTGCTACAATGCGGATAGCCGTCTACGAGCTCTTCTTTGGTAAAATGTAGTTCCGGACAATAGTGGACGTAATGCCCTTCGATGGAGGCAAATGGTCGTACACCTTCTCGCTTTGCAGCTTCTTCGGTGATGTCTTGTAGCCGTTCGCCGTGCCTGGCCGTTATCCGAAGGAAGTAACGGGCCAGTCTTGCCGGCATGGATTGCTTATTCCTCCAGAATCCGGGTTTGTCGAGGTATTCTCCATATCCGAGGTCTTGCAGGGCTTGGATGTCTGCCGGATTGTACTTGTAAAATACCCTGTCGGGGTCCAGGTCGTCGATATATGGTTCTTTGATATAGATAACTTCGCCGACCTTGTACCGGGGACGAATGAGGTGATAACGGGCCAGAAGGTCCGCGCGACTACCATCTGGAAGGATGAAATCGCCGCGAGGATTGAGTAAATAATCGTCTGGCTGCGGGCCTGTCAGCCGGCGTGTTTCCGTCTTGTGCCGCGCAACGACTTCGCGCTGCAATTCTTCGAGAAAACCGATGCTTTTCATTGTTGTCCCTCCAATTCTTTGATTTTATGAATGAGGTATTTATACATTTCGCAGGCGGCGTCGAATGCCTCTTTTGCCGTTTTAAACCGGTAACCTCCTTTTCGGCCCTCCGGATATATTCGATAACGCCCGATTTCTGGAGCATAAAAATCCGTCATCGTTTGAATGTCTATGCAATGACTGGCGCGGGGTTTTCCGCTGGTGAATATGATCTTCAGACGTTCGAGTTCTGTGGTGCATTTTTTGAGTTTATCTGTGTCCCGAGGCGTTCGAGCTGCAACGAGTTTGAATTTCATTGTTGCCCTCCTTTCTTTGCAAGTGCCGCCACGAGTTTCTCGGCATGATCCACGGCCAAAGTGTAGGGGTCGCGGCATTCGGATTTATTGATCAACTCTGGGAGCAACAGCGCCGCTGCAAACCCTAAAAACGCTTTGCTGTTTGGTGTCCCGATGTTCGACCACGGTCCAGCTGGTGCATCCCCGTTAATCATTTGGCCGTCGCCGGTCAGCAGCCAAAGTTTGCTTACTTCGGGAAACTTGGCGACGATCCGGTCGGCCACGTCGAGCGAGACGCCGTTGTTCCCGCGCTTGATCTGGTAGAGGTTTTCGCCCCGGGCCAACCCGATATGACGGGCGAAGCCGTTGGTTGTCATTTGGGCCATTTTGATTACGGCCGCGATTCTTTCCCAGCACTCCCGCTTCGGGTTCTCGCTTTTTTCGTTTTCCTTGTACATAGGATTGATATTTTAGTGATTAAAAAGGTTTGTCCTCCGTGTCCGATTCCGGCACCGGTTCCGAGTCGTCCCCGGTTCCATAAGCAGACATGGATAGGCTTATTTCGTATTTTTCTTTCAGCAGGGTGTAGTCGAACACCATAGCCGACGTAACCTTGCTTTGCGCTCCCTCGTTCTCGTTGATGCCTCCGCCGACTCCGAGGTGCGGGAGGAACCGGACGCCGGATTTCGTACCCATGAACTCGTCGGATTTTTTCAAATACTCTTGTAGGGATGATTTCGGCAGGTAGCGCACACCGAGGGTTTTGCTGTGCATCGTGTAGAGGTCCGCGGCGGGTCCGAAATAGAGGAGCAGATATTCGCGGCCGTCTGGCAGTTCCTTCCGTTCATTTTTCTTGGTGAAACACCACTCTGGCCCCGGTACGATCTTGTACTCGGCCTTCATCTGGATTTTTCCGAGGCTGGCCAGCGAGTCTATGGCTGCCCAAAATCCCGCGAGTTCGTTCGTCTGTTCGGCCTTCTCGTTCTGTATCTGGCAGAGCCGCGCGGCGATTTCGAGGGTTTCGGCATACGTGAACGGAAGCGGCAGGGACGTTTCGAGGATTCGGAGTGTGGCGAGCAGGCTGCTCCAGTTCTGGAGGATTCGGTCGATCACGCCGTGCGTCCGGGCGCGGAGTTCGGCGTTTGTGAGGTCGTAGGCATCCCGATACCCGATTTTGACTTTGCGGCGTTCGCGGAGGATTTCGTGCGTTAGGTGCGAAAGGCCGCGGTTGCACATGATTTTGAATTGCTTGTAGCGCTGTTCCTCCTCCTCGGTGTGCTTGGACTGGTAGAAGGTCAGCATGACGATTCGGGACATAAGGGCGTTGTCGGATGTCGTCATTTCCTGGCCCGTCAGCACCAGACCGCAACTTATCGCCGTCATGGTACGCTTCTTCTTGCCGTCCATGCTCATTTTGCTGCGGCCGCTATTGTCCCAGATACCCTTCAAAAACTCGATTTTTTTCGGGTCGATGTCCTCCTTAAACTCGTCGATATGCACCACGGCGTTCGACACCTCGGCGATTGCCTCGCCCAGCGATGCCTGCGTCGCATTGCGGAGGTTGATCGACTCGGCGTTGATCTGGAACGGGGCCACGATTGCGCGGGCCATTTGGGTCTTGCCGGTGGACGGAGGGCCGAACATATCGAGAATTGGCATGTTCTCGATAGTGCTGCGCACGATGTCCGAGAATAGGGTGGTGAAGTAGAAGCAGAGCGCGACCTTGGCGTTGTCGCCGAATACGTCGATACATTGCCGGGCATATTCTTCGAGCGTTACGGTGTTCTGCTGCACGTAGACGAATTTCCGGTGCAGGTTGTAGGTGGTCGTGTCCTCGCGGTTCTCCTTGGATGCGGCCGGGAGGTAGTAGAGTTTGTCGCCGACCTGGATCAATCCGTAGTCGTTGGCCGGGATGAAGGTTTCGCCGTCGAAGGCGCCGTTTCCCCACGCGAAAAATTCGCCCTGCTTCTGCCAGCCGAGCTGTTGGATTTCCCGGGCCGTGGGCGTCTGCTCGTAGATGTACTTTTTCAGTTGGGTGTACTGCTGTTTCGCAACGACCGCCTCGATGATGTAGTTGCCCTTGCCTTCGATGTGCTTCTGGAAATTGTCGAGGGTCGTTACTTGGTCTTGGGGCAACGTGATAAGGCACTTTTCGTGGTTGGCATTCTCGATCTCGAACATGCGGTAGGAGGCCGGGCCGTCCCATATCAGCACAATAGGCCGAATTACGAAATTGGTCCATTGCAACGCGCTCCCGACCTTTGCTACCGTTCCGTAGTAGCAGTTATTTTGCACGTAGAACCCGTATTTCTCTACCAGGTCGGCCTGCTCCTGCTTCTTTTCGCGAATGCTGTCGAGTTGGCGTTTGTTTTTCAGTTTGTAAAAGGTCTCGTTCCAGATTTTACCCTGCTTGTCCTCCTTCCCGAATTTGTCGAGGTACATGCGGGCCAGCGTTTCGTTGTAGGATATGAGCAGGCCGCAGATGTAGTTTATTACGTCGAGCCGGTCGTTCTGGGATATGGCGCCCGGCATTTTGCTTTGGTACATGAAGTCCACGAAGTCGGCCGTGTTCTGGGCCAGGGCTTCGTCGTAGGTGTTCCCTTTGTATTTGAAATATTCGTCGGCGTCTTTGGATTTGCCGTCGGATAATGTCATGACGCGGACATTCAGCCCGGCCGCCACCAGCCGCTCGCCGTGGTCTATTATGGCCGTTTGCCCGGCCGGATCGTTGTCGCCGATCAGCACGACTTTCGAAACAATCTTTTTCACGAGGTCGATTTGTTTCGATGTCAGCGCTGTGCCCATCGGGGCCACGCTGTTCTGCTGGTCGATGCTCGCCAGCCGGATCACGTCGGGCTGGCCTTCGACGATGTTAAGCAGGTCGCGGCGGGCCGCGATGCGCTGGGCCTCGAAATAGCCGAATAAGGTTTCGCCTTTTTTGAAATCATTTGAGGAACGCTTTTAAAAATCTTCGCCCCAAATTCCTGATATGACATCCCCATACGAAACTTCGAGTGATTGCGAATAGCAAACTTAGGCATAGGTCTCACCCACACGCTTTCTTTGCCTGGCTCCCAACAGATAAAGCTTTCATCATTCGCTAGCCTATTGCAACAATTATAATGGCGTATAGGCAAACAGAACCAATAAAACTTTGCCCCCAAGGACATGAAACGTGAGCGCCATTCAAGTGCAATCTGCTCAACATCTGGATAAATGGCTTCCTCGTCAAAGAACACTACGATAATGCGACTAAACGGAATTGTATATTTCTGCATTGTCTTTATCAGCATATCGCACATACATATAGAATCTTTGCCGCCAGAGAAACTGACGGCAACTTTTTGATTCTTATTGAATGCTTCGAGAATCCTACGCTCGGTAGCATCAACAACGTTTATATCTAAATCCTTTACGTACATCTGCGAATGATTTGGGCTTTACTAAATCTTTGCGTACCACGTTGGGTAATGAGCTTTAGAAACTCTTCCCTGTCAATCTTTGATAACCGGAAGATTTCTTCTTTACTCATCCCTATTTCCTTAGAGATTTCATCCACACTTTTTCCCTTCTCCAATAAAGCTTTCACTATATTTTCCATTGGTTCAAGCAGATGAGTACCACGGGCACGATTGAAAGTGACAGTACCATACATGTCTTGACTTTCGTCTTTATGTGCCACTACTACAATAGGAATCTTATTGCCGAGCATTGTCTTTAGCGGTTCCCTGCCGGACACAAGCCAACGGTGAAACCCGTCAATGATCGTAAAGTCCGGACGCACTACGATGGGAAAACAAAAACCATTCGTCAAGATGCTTTGCATAAGGAGATTCAGATTCTTTTCCAGAACCTTGTTGGGGTTATAGTCATTCGGCTTCACCTTATCCCGGTCTACAAACTGAATTTCCCGAAGTGGTTTGAATAAATCAACATTCTTATCCATAGCTCTATGATTAAATTGTTATCTCCTTGCCGCAATGCGGACACACCATTGTACGGGCTGTTTGCATGCCAGCTTCAATTTCATCGACTTCCTGAATGTCGGCAACCTCTTTCTCTGATGTGAACTGCTGCTCCTTCTTTACCGGTTCCGCAAAATTCACTCCCATATTGTCAGTGCTAACTTCATTGATGATCGCATCCAGATATTCTGGAGTAAAGCCGATAATATCAACATCTCCAATTTCTTTAATAATCTTCTCCACGTCCCCAAAATTCACATGAGACATTGTCTGAATCTTATTGTCTTCCAGAACGAGTTTTTTCTTTTCTTTGTCAGTCAAACCATACATGACCGTAATAGAAGCCTCTTTCTCTCCACGATATTCCAAAGCCTTTTTCTTGCCATGACCGCAAAGAACCATCATGTTTTCATCAACGATGATCGGATAATACTGCCCGTATCGTTCCATACTTTCGGCAATAGCCTTCACTTGTTCCTCCGGATGCACATTTGGATTACCCGGAAACTCCTTCAACTCTGACAGGAGTACTTTCTTTGTTTCTAACTTCCTTTTCATTCCTACACAAAATTTGATTGATTAAACTTTCTCCTGCAAGAACTGCCTCGCAGAAGGTATATAGTTAGCAGCTTCCTCTACCAAGCTACTATCTATTTCGTAAACTTCCCTAAAACCATTTTCTACGCTACCACACCATTGGCGTGAAGCCCAACAATGTGTACCAACACGAAAGCCACGCGGCCAAGAATAAATCGGAGGCATTGGAAGATGATAATAATGGATGATCGCAAGAATTTCCTCATGCCTGGTATCGGCAATAGGAGAAAAACGGGTGATACCCTTTGTATTGGTGTACATTCCACCTGGCCCTACATAGTTCCCATCTTGTATTCTTCGACCAAGACAAAGAATATCCGTTTTGTGATTCTTCACATAGGCATCTTGCGCCCGATGTTGGATGATGCTAAACCACTTTGCAGCCAAAGATGAATCATTCGGAAACAACATCTCTGGATGAGATGCCAACCATCTAAGGTCCTGCCCCGTGTTGATAATTTCCAGTCCTACCGGTCGGTGTTTGTCTATCCATTGCATAAAAGCTGGATATTCCAGATTACAACGCCCGAGCAAACAGTCATGTACTCCGGCCTGTTCCATTATAAAACCAAGAGCAATGCTATCTTTTCCACCACTCCAAGCATAAGCAACACGTTTGCCGTGGATATGTGGCTTCACCTGCTCGACTAAGCGATCTACCAGATTATCCGTTTCCTGCTTCGATACATATTGCTCGATGTTGGAGAATACACGAAGCCAGTCAGTGTGCGATGATGTTTGCTTTTTACCCAGAACCGCTTTCATAGCTCATTGAATTGTAGAGCCACACTCGTAATGAAAGCTCTTGCACCTTCATCGTATTTCAGTTGTAGCCAATTATACTTTGTCACCCTAAACCGGATGTTTGTCACGAATCCAGGCAGCGCACGCATAGAATATCCGGCATTAAAAACGAATCGTCCATAATCCAGACCTCCAAGCACCTGCAGACGGTCACCGTCCATGAACTTCCGACCATTGTACAAATTATCCCAAGTCGCATCGATCATGAACCCAGCAGGGAGTTTTATAGTACCGGACAATGTTTCGGTGAACATCTTTTCTTTCGTATTGTACGTTGAACGTGCCAAAAGATAAAACCGTTGCTGATAGTTCACATTCAGCCATGCGCCAAAGGAAACAGCTTCGGATGTCATGTTATACTGCAACACCTGAGTAACAGATAACCACTTCGCAACATCTGCCCGATAGCCGACAAAAGGAGCAACGGTAGAACCGTTACCATGCAGAGAAGTAGTAACCGGCATGAATATCCGGAACTTGGTTGGTTGAGTAATACCGTCGTAAACTTGCGCTCTGGCTACCAACGACACAACAATCAATGTAATGATGATAAATAGCTTTCTCATTTTCTACGTGATTTTTTTCTATTCAGTGACTTCTTCCCCTGTAACCGTTTGTATTGAGAAACTGATTTTCTTATATCCCTTGCTGTTCCTCTTGCAGATTCGGTCAATGCTCTAAATGTACGAATGTGAGCTTCCATCTTTTCTGCACAAGCTAAGTATTCACCATGTACCGCTTTTATCTCTGCAATACGTTTGTCCATATCGGTTCGGTCTATCTTTATAGCCACTTCCATTGAGCCACGCTGCAAAGGTTTACGACGAACTGCCATAATCCCTGATGCCAGGATGGTGAAAAGAGAACCGAATACGATCATCGGAATGTTACCTGTGAAGTTCCCATAAGCGAATATTGGTAAACCTACAATCATGCTCGTTAGGATGCCGTAAAACAGCCCTCTTTCGCTCATTCTTTTGCCGAGAATAGCGAACACCGTTGGGAGCATTACCGAGGAACGTAGGGTCCCATACAGCAAGAAAAGATATAAAATCGTTAGACCAGGAATGTTTGCTATCAGAATAGCGATGATAGTAACAACAATCATAGCGAATCGGGCTGCCCGTACTTCATTGGCAAAAAGGATAAAAAGAAAAATATTCTTCTGAATCCGACCATGCCATTTCTCATTCATGGATAACCGTTTCACTACGTCATGTCCGGCAACGGAACTCACTGCGCAAATAATACTATCAACGGTTGATATCAGTCCGGAAAGTATAAGCACAAAGAACAGGTATAAGAACCATTTAGGACAGAAAGCCATCACAGCCCCTACATTTGTCAGTTGTGTGTCGGATATAGCCAAACCTGTTCCGGCTGCAAAAAAGCCAAATACAGCCAAAGAAATAGGTACAGCGGCAAAAATAAAGGCAGCGGTTATCATTGTGCGCTTCACTTTGTCAGCTTTCACACAAAACACCCGCTGCCAGAACATCTGGTCCCCGAAGGTTCCGGACAACAGACCGATTGTTGTAGGAATACCAAAAGACAGGGCCACCATTATTCCGGTAGCAGAGAATAAACTACCAAAATCTCCAGTGATACCACCTAGACCATTAAACAGTGCATTCGGTCCGGCACTTGAAAACATTATAGGCAATCCAAGCAATAAAACAATCACGATCCAAAGCATCTTCCAGAAGTCAGTAACGATACTGCTACGAATCCCGCTTGCAAATGTGTACAAAAGCGGGCATACAGCCATGACAATAGTAGTTGCTGTAAACGATATTCCTGTAATCTTTGAAAAGATGGTTGCTCCGGCCAGCAACTGAACGGCAAAACTCATCGTCTGCAGCCCGAACGATTCAATGAGATACAGATTATGGCAACGTTTCGAATACTTCTCACGAATATAATCCGAGAATGTCCAACCATCCGGCCGGAGCTTACGCATCTTATTGGCAAAGAAAGCAAACAGAATCAATGTAAGAACATTCGGAACTACAAACCAAAACACACCGGCTAAACCTTGCGTATATGCTTTTTCCGATGCAACAAACATCGACGGAGCCCACACCCAAGTAGCAGCCATTGAAAAAGCTGTAAGCAACCACGGCATAGATCGGTTAGCAACCAAAAATTCTTCTTTCGTCTTTTTGTGTTTTCGTAGGAACACAACGAGCATCATCATAGCAACAAAGTATGTCGCAATCAGAGCCCAACCCTCTAAACTTGATAATCCTTCCATTTTCACACTAATTTTTAAGATGTAACATCTGTAACTACTTGGCAAATATAAAGAAAGTGCGTTTATTAAACGTATCTTTAAAAGAAAAATCGTCTAATAAACGCACAATATCCAATATCAACCTACTGTCTAATACCCAAACACAAGCATCGCAGCATCACGAGAATGTTCATTCGTCGGTTTATCGTATTTAGTTATATTCCTGAATGTCAGAGCATTGACTTTAGTTATTGAATCCTTAGGATGAATCATTTCAAAGGGTATACCAATATCAGTTAGAAAGTCCTCCCATATCTTAGCATCACGTTTAACTGATCCAACCCCCTGCAGCATTTCCCTTTCTTCTTCTCTTGTCTTATAACTAGATTGATACCATGTTCTTAATCGCGCATCTTCAACACGAACTAACATACTTCCTCCGTACGTTTTATACATTTCTATCACATACATCATTGCTTTATGAATTGCGGTAGTCTTTATCAACTCAAACTTTCTTGCAGTAACATTCCATGTGGCAACTCCGGTATTTACTCCGGTATCTATGCCGATAACAAAAGCGTATTTTTTAATCATCTTCAAACTATCTTTTTAAACTATACAAAATACCACCTCTCCCCCCCTATAGTCCCCCCCTCTCAAAAATTATTCTTTTTGGGTGACTTGAATCTCTATCATTTGCATACTGTGTGGAGAAGTAAACTTTTCAAGTTCTGACCTTTTTGGGAAAACAAGTGTCATGTAAGCATCGTCCGGAATAAACTTATACCGTGCAGCTTTTACTTCATAGATTGAAAGCGGTTTATCTGATTTCACAGTCAGATGCCAACGTCCTTCTAATATACTTGTCATAACCAAATTGGAACCGTGTAGGAAAGCACCTTCTTTGTACTCTCCATGTTTATCTTTACAGATGGCCGGACGTTCGTAGGTGGCATTCAGTTCCTCAATCAATTCATCGCTTAATCGTTTTCGTTTCAATGGGACCGGAACAATGATTGCCGGATTCAGTTTTACTGTAGTCGGTTTTTCTTCTGACTTCAAGTTGTTGTGAAGTACTTCTAATCCGGATTCTTTAATAATTCCCTCTTGAAGAGGTTTTAAACTTTTCTCTACGTCTTGCATAATCGTAAATTTTAATGGTTTATAATCAATATCTAAATTTGGTAAAGTGTATGATCGGCAGCGGCTTGTCGAATGTTATTCCAGTAAACCACGCTTTCCAATCTTCAACAGTCAGCCCGTCGTTCTCCGCTATTTGTTTCAGAGTAAGCATCGGCATTGGTTTCCCGTCGATACAATAAACTGCACGTTCTATCCCGTCGCCGACATCGGTATACTCCATGACACTCAAGGTTTGAAGTCCTACGCCATCATCTTTGCCGAGACGGAAAAGTTCTACCTGGACATTCCCTTTTTCGTAGGGCCTTCCTTTCCATTGCCGGACAGAGATAACAGCTTTCCCTTCCTGTACTTTTTGCATGATATCCGACCAACGTTCTAAATTGGTTCGGATAGTGTGTACTTTCATCATCCCAGATACCGGAGGACAATAGCAAGTTTTGCAGTCACCACCGCAGGTAGCACATTCTTCTGCTTGCTCTTGCGCTTTCAACGCCAGCTCTAACTTTTCTTTAAATCCGGTTTGTTCTCCGGCTTTCGGATGCTCTTTAGGAAACTCCTTCGAAAGCATCAATACATAAACTTTGGTTTGTTCTTTTCTCATGATTACTATTTGTTATTGATTTCTACCATGTAGTTCTGAATATGATTTCCACCCCTGTTCGGTAAACTGTTTAGAATAGACTTCTCCACGTGGCATTATTGGTTGCCAATTCTCATTACAAAACAAACGATAATGATACACTTCTGCCTGTTTACCCTGTTTACTATATGGAGGTTCACACCACAATAAACGACGATTATTCCCGAAGAACTTTTCCAGAATGTGTTCTAACTTCCTAATATCTCGCCCACCCGGAAAAGAGATAGACAAATGATAACAACGTTCGTAGTCTGGATTCTTCCACCATCCAGATGTATGATATCCAACATCACGAGTAAGAATGATAATACAATCATATCGCTCTACAAACCACCGGCAGCTTTCCAGATAATCAGTATGCGCGGAGCCGTCAAAAGTTCCACTCTTAGCGACTTTAGCTATACGAAGGAAGATGTCAGCATCAGTAGTGTTAAACGAAATTCGCTTCATAATCAAAAAAGCTTTGGTTGTTGTTGCTCCGCAACTATCTTATTCGCTCTCTCAATTTCATCGTCTATCTCCTTCTCCACCTGCTTACACTGCCGCAAAACAGTAGAAGAACGAGTTTGAAAGTATTCCTTTTGAAGTTTCCGCATGTAAGAAACTCTCTTGAAAAATTGTTTTGCATCCATAATGATAAGTTTTTGTAATCTTTTTATTAAATTTGCACCGATACTTAAATAGAGTATCGATTGACGTTCAGTCTCTCCTTCATAGAAAGCGGCAATTTTCAAAACAAGGAAATAGAATGGACGGTGTTCGTGTATTGCATTATCACAATATACGTGCCCGTTGTATCTATGCTTCCTTGTTGGGTTGTTTGCCGCACCTCTATGAAGGGCGTAGTTATTTTCGGGCACGTTCTTTTAAAAACATAGCAAGCATGAGCAACTTTAGAACTTTAAAAAACTTCTTCTATTTCAACAGAGAAATAGTGTATTTAATCGCTTTGGGCTACCTAGCACTTATCTTTGTGATTATAGCATTGAGCTTTATAGTCCGAGAGCAAAACAAAACAATTATTTTTCTGCAGAACGGAATAGTTAGAAAGCAAACAACGCAATACATCAATAAACCACGTGTAAAAAAGTTGCTAGAAAACGAATACAAGATGTTTACAAGTCCTAGCCACAGATAGTTAATTAGTTTTTTTCAGCCGGGATTTTAATACATTGTTATAGTACTCATCATCCACATAAGGCCGCAACTCTTCAATCTGGGATTCACTTAAAAGAACCCCGATAAAAGAAGGTCTACCACCGGACTTCACTGATTCAATCAATTGGCTTACTGATTCCATCATCTCTTTCAATAATTTAATCATTGCATCAGCAGTTGAAACAGACCATTCGGCAATATTTTCATGATTGGCAGAACTAACTACATATTCAAGCGAGTTAGCACAGTACCCTTGCATTGCAGCTTTCGCCAATTCATAACGTCGTTGTTCCCAATCTATAACCGGAATAATCCTTTCAGTCTTTATCCAGTACACATCATTCTTTGTCATTCCTTCCGGAACAATGGCGACTAACTTTCCTTCGCTTGTCATAAGAGGTTTATAACCTTTTGGAATTTCGTTTACTCCCTCGTGGGGAATAATAATCTTCGTTTTACTCATAATTATTTTTTATTTATCTGACCTTATCGTTGACGTTGCGTCAATTCTTCTCGTTTCAGACACTACTCTAGTATCTTTCGGCACAGCTTTCGCAATAGTATTATCCAATATAGCTACAGTATATTTCATAATATCCTGCGACATATCCACACCTTTAGCATTTTTCTCAATCTGAATAGCCAAATACCTTGTAGCTCTCGCTAATCGCTGAATATCATCAGGAATCTTCATATCATTATCAAGAGCAACACGCCCTAATATTTCAGCTATTTTCAATTCTATGTCCTTCATTTCTTTATTTGTTATTCATTTATCACTTCGACATTATACGCAATAATATCATCTCCATTCACACCATACGATTCAGCGAAAGCATCTTCGATTTTAGTAGATAATAAGTCTTCTAGCATTCCATCGTTTTCAACTCCGGCAGGAAGTTCGACTTCGCATTTTACAATCTTCTTCATTACTCTTTTGTTATTAGTTAAATAAAAAGTGCCTGAACTTTATCCGCCCAGGCACAAAAAAGGCGGTAGAATTGAATTTACCGCCTAAATATTATGATTATAAAAACTTCTCTTTTTCTCTTATAATATCACCTCGTGTCTTAGTTAAACTAAGTTCTATGTGAACTTTTTCATTATCGTAGGAATCAAAAGAAAAGTCCCTTTTTTGTAAAGTAGAAAGGGATACCCCCAATTCTTCTTTTGCAAACTCTTCAAATATAGCCGACAAGGATGAATAAGTATAAATCTTCATCGGCTCTTTAAATAGAAGAACAAATGTCTTAGTCATTATTCAAACTTCATATTAACCTGATCTTCGATAGCCTTTTCAAGAGTAAAGTCACATTTAGGATATTCGGCTTCACCCATACCCGTTCTTAAATCAACAAACCAACTTTCTTCATTTTCACTAATGATTGCATTTTCAAATCCTTCTACTGTTGTTTCGATGGTAGTTTTCATAATCTTTATTTTTTAATTGTTGTTACTTGTTTTATTATTGTATTGCAAATATAAGGGTTTATTTTTGCACATGCAAATATAAATGCAAAAATATGATGTTATATTTGCATATTTAACAAATATCAACTATTAAAGCGGTAAATCCAACATGTCAAAGAACAAATACCGATTTATTAGGCTCGGTTTACCTCATTTTTGTCTTTGTTTTGAGTATTAGTATTTCTTCCCGTGCATTTTTTCACGAAGTTCATTATACTTCATCTTCTGTTCAATATGCCAAAGAAGATCTACTCCCTCATCTTCACACTTCTCAAATAGCCAAGATATAACTGAGCGTATCCTATCTTCCAAATCAACCTTTTCATGGTATATTACCCGAATAACATCAAAGCAAAAAACCGTCATTGAATTGGCAAGACATGACCGCTGAACCGGAATAGCCATAGGATGCAGATATATTTTTTTTAACCCGGATAAATCCAACAAGCGAATAACAGTATCAGCAAGTTCGTCCTCAACAGTGTCTTTAATACATCGATTAAAAACATTGATAAACTTTTCTTCTGTTGTAAGCCATCCTTGGCATTCAGTTATCTCGTTATATTCATATTTCTCCTTGTCGAACCGCTTTCCTTTTCTATCAGCCTCAATAGCCTCGGACAATTCACTGATAGCAAGCATCAAGAAATGTTCATCACTCAATTCTACATCGTGAAATCCATGTTCACAAGCAATATTATATGCTCGTTCGCTAAGTGCGTCTAAATTAATCTGTTTCATAAATACTTCTTTTTTGTTCTGTTATTCGTTAATAGCGTCATACAATTCTTGTATCACATAAAAATCAGTAAGACCGTCGTCGCATATTTCCAATGCGGTATTGGCTTTGTAGCTCAAACTTCCGAGAATAGATTCTTCGGACACTTCGCTCTCACCAAGTACACATCCATTCAGTTCTTCTGAAAAATGCTCAATCATATCAATCGTAAACTGTTTGATAGCTCCAGTCTGATTGTACTTTTCATCTATTTTATTTACTATCTCTAAAGCTTCTTTTGCTCTTTTCATTATTTATTCCTTTCTTTATTATTTTGAATTATTGAAATAGTGCTTGTTGCACTTGCGACAATACTAATTTATTCGCATCAGCAAAGAACTTTTTTTTAATCTCAAATCCGTATGCTCTGCGTCCCAACTGGACGGCAGCTAATAAGGTGGAACCACTGCCGGCACATGGATCAATTACGACATCGCCTTTATCGGTAAAGATTTCTATTAACCTACGAAGAAGTGGAACAGGCTTTTGTGTATCATGAACTTTTGGCGTTTCATTATCCCGTACCCAATCAAAGCAATTGAATATCATCCGACCATCGTTGTTAAATTTGGGAAGCTTATCACGGTAAAGCAACAATCCATATTCACAGTTGCCGACTATCTTCATATTGGCTTTCAATACTTGTGCGGAAAAATCTTTTCTGAATACAAGGTTAATGTATTTATTTAGCCCATATCTCTTACCAAGTTCAATATACCGGAACTGATCCTCAAATTCACAAAAGATTATCATGCAAGGAGCTTTGCCTTTTTCTTTGGGTTCCTTTACAAGCATTTGGGAACAGAAGTGCATAAACTCGGCAGGGCGAAAGTTTTTATCGGTATCAAAGAATTGTTTGCCTGCCTTATCGCTTTCTCCATTCTTATTATCACCATCCACATACCATGAAGGGTTAGAGGCATAAGCATTATTTCCTAGATTGTAGGGGACGTCGGCAATAATTAACTGCGCTTTGGGGATTCCATAAACTTTGTAGTTTTGGAAATGATCGTTGAACAGTTCTACGTTTTTCATATCTTACTAATTTGAATAAAACTAAGCTGCCACTTTTCTTAATTCTCGTAGTTTCCTGCTGACAGCTTCGCAGAGAACCCGTGCCATATTCACTTCAACCGCATTTCCTATGTACTTTTTCTTCTCGGCTTGTGTACCAATGAGAACATAGTCCTCTGGAAATCCCATAATTCTTTTCAGTTCCGGAATCTTCAACATCCGCATCTTTATATCGACAATCTGATATAGTACCATGAAATTTATAATCTTCCATATCGGAGGGCAAAGCGAATCGACATCTTTGAAAATGAAAACCGGACGTTTCTGTATTACTTCTGAAAGCCAACCATAATAGTTATGGAAAGCATATACGCCGTGTTTCGTAGATATGAAGTAAGGCGGTGTCTTATCCATTCTAGCAATCAGTGTGAAACAAGGGTTATCTATTGAACTACCTGCACTTTGGTATTGTGGATTCATTAAATAGTGATGCTTCCGGTTGGCTGTGATAGTCTGCGCAGGCTGCTCTAAACTACTTCCTACGTTGCTGAAATTCGTGTTCATCAACCAAGGAGTGACAAGTGCATATTTTGGATTAGCTGTAACACATCCTAAAGGTTGATTTGCGGATGCAGGTTTACTCTGTCCATACTGCTGATCTATAAACACAGGTGCTATAAGTGAAAGCCTGTCTTTTGTTAAAATTGTAGGACTTGGAGCATTGATATCCTTACCTGCATCATTAAAATTGTAGGAACAAAGAAATTGAGGCTGAACGTAGTTAAACCGGTCTTTCGTTGATACCGTCGGGCATGGACTATTAACGGAACTTGTGTTATCACCATTGCTGTAATATGCGGCAAGAAAATCGGATGTTAAAAGTGCGTGGTTATCTTTGCACTTGATAGTATGAGCAGGCCCAGAAACCGGAATATTTTTGCTATCTGGGTCCCCACTATAATACTTGCTTAAAAAATGAACGTTGGCTATTCCTAACCTATTTTGGCAACTAACCACCGGACAAGGTTCATCAATACCAGGAGCATTATACCCACCGTTACGGCTCATCGAATTCCATTTTATCATAAACGAATCCTTTCCTCCTGCAACAAATTTCACGAGCCCGGCAAATATACGTTCAAGCGTTTTGTCTGCTAACGGCTTTTTACGGTTAAAGATGGATTCACCCTCATCCTGCAAGTCCAGAACATCTTTCACCGGACGCCATTTTTCCAGATTACAAAACATATCTATTTTTCCATCTTTGCAATGGGAAGGTTCCGGCCATGTAATCGGAAGACCTTTTGCTGCAAATTGCCCGAAGAACCTACGTCTGGAAGTAAATGCACCATAATCGGCAGCATTAAGTATTTTATGTTCAAACTCATATCCGTAACTCTTTACATTACGTTTCCAACGTTCGTACAAACGTCCTTTATCTTTGGATATAGGTTTACCGTTAGCATCCATATCTCCCCAAGACATGAATTCTTCCACATTTTCAATCTGTATATACGAAGGATTCAGAGCTTCAATATAGCGGAACAAGTGTTCAGCCAATGTCCGGCTGTCCGCATCTCTGGGTAGCCCTCCTTTTGCCTTGCTAAAGTTCGTACACTCTAACGACGCCCACAATACCACATGAGCTTCTGGGTATATCTGCTTCATTCGGTTCACATGTGCAACTAAAGAAGAAAGTTCAAGCGTTCGGATATCCTCGGTGAAGTGCAATGCGTCCGGGTGGTTAGCTGCGTGGCTCGCTATGGCATTTTTATCATGGTTCACACATGCAACTACCTTCGCACACTGTTCGTCACTTACACAGGCTAATTCTACTCCCGTCGAAGTTCCTCCGGCTCCACAGAACAAATCGACATACAGCAGGCTAATCATTCTTCACCTCCTTTCGGGATAAAAGCATTCCAGCGTCTGGTTATCTCGTAGCCCAATTTCGCTGTGTCTTCATACGTTTTTTCAGCATCAATCAAACGATTTGTATTGGATAGTTTGATTGTAGCAATTGGATAACTCCAGCCATCTTTCAAACAGATTTGAACCTCCTTGTATTTGTTAGAAGGAATACAGATCATCGGAAGCTCCGAGTTCAAAGTGCCAGAGCAAAAAGAAAAAACGGGAGTATAAACTTGTTTTTCCGTTTTCCCCATCATTGCAAGATGGAGATTCATTAAAGCCTCTTGAAATTGTTTCTCGTCCACTTGTGTGACGTCTCCCCCTTGCTCGCTATCGGGCAAAAAGCGGGTAATAAGCTCTTGTGAGCTTTTAGGTAAATCATTCTTTGTCATAATCAGTTGCGTTAATTGTTATCTTCTTGATTCTCCGGACAAATGAATCAAATTGTAATATTTGAACCTGTCATTTATCCGACTGTAATCGTCTTTAAAATACTCTTTCAACTGTGTAGCTGATAAGTTTGTCGTCATGTGGCAATACTTATCATAAAACTGCCATATCTCGGCCCGGGCGAAAAGAAACTCACTGCATAAATCCTTCGTACCTGTGCCATAAAAGTTTGTCAAATCCAAACCTATATCATTCAAGCAAATGTTTATCGGTGAATATTGAAAAGCCTTTGAATCATCCTCATTGTAGGTATACTTATCCAAGTTGTTATGCAACGTGTAATAGTTCACCATTTGGATAGGTGTTGCAGTGTTCGCATTCTTCTTCCCACATACCTTCGACTGGGTGCGCGGAACTACTCAAACCGTCATTC